GGTCCCTCTGGACCCCCCAGCCAAAAGTTTTGGCTGATTTCCACTCCCTATCTACTGACAGGAAGTAATATGGCTCGGTCCAATCGCACGCGATCACTTGATATAGCTTCCAACTCTGGAAGTTACGACAAGTATCTATACTCTTACTATCAAGGAAGAGTAACTGCGACTGGGCCTGCACTGGCTACAACCATGTACGATACCAAAGGGCCTATCAATGAGGACGGGTCTCTCCATCAGATAAAACTGTATGGTGAGCCTTACCGCTTGATGGGCTATTATTGGTCTCCGTCTTACAGGGCTTACTTTAATTACCCTGGGTATCCCGGTTGGGATGCCGGACAGTCCAATAATGAGTTCCTTTGGGTCGCAAATGTCCCTGACTGGAATCTCCTTGCTTCCATGGCGCGATCTCGGTTAAACCCGAACGTGCCACATGTTGACCTATTGGTCAGCATTGCGGAGTTGAGGGAAATTCCTAAGATGATTGCTTGGTTCCGGGACCTCCCTAGGAGGGGAAATGTTAAAACATTCCTCTCCGAATGGTGGTTAACCTGGAACTTTGGCATTCGTCCTATCCTCGCGGACCTATATGGCCTTTCTGGCCTGGCCCAAGAGGTGTCAAGGCGTGCAGCCTTCTTGCAATCTGCAAGTAAGCAAAGGCAGCATGTTAGAAAATCCCTAGGCAGCCACTTCAATATCGGCTTCTACATAGCGCCGAAATATTTGTGGTACTACGGATCCTTTAGTAAAGGAACCCGAAGTTTCAATGCCTCATGGGACTGCTGGTGTACTGCGCAGCTTAAGATCGAGAAGGATCTTTCCCTCTTGTCTGATGCTGAACATGAAGCTTTCATATCCGCACTTGGAATCCAACCATCAATCCACTCACTATGGCAACTTATACCATGGTCGTGGCTTATTGACTGGTTTACGAATCTTGGGGATATCCTGGCCCAAACAAGGAACAGGATACCTTACAAGATTCATCGCCTTAATCTTATGGCGAAGCTCGATGGTCCCGTACGTCACGAGATCACGAGCGGACCAAGTACGGTCTTCATGGTACCTGGAGATATAAGATACCAGGTATTTCGCAGGCAACCATATGCAGCACCGTCATTTCCCACTTACAAAATACCCCTATTGACTTTGGGGCAAATGGGAACTTTGGCGGCGCTAACTAACAACTTCCTGTCGAACGGACGTAAACACGGGTATAGATAACCCGGTCTACTCCACAACAACAAGGAGCAACTGCCATGATTGGCGACACCTTCCCACTGACCTACAAGACCGTCGCGAAGACGCTCTTGAAGATCAATCAGGATAACTACTCGGCAACTTACTTCCTTGCGGAAGCGTTGATCGAGTTCAAGGTTACTATCTCGCATACCATCCCTAAGAAGGGTGGGACGGGAGAAAGCCACCTCGTCCGTCTTGACATCATTGAGTATGATGCTGACGGCGTGGTCCTGAGTGAGCGGGCAACCTGGACAGTCATTAAGACTTTCTTCGGGCGCCAGCACGTTGACACTGACGGCACTGCCGATGCCATCCTTGGTTGGATGACCCCGGCTAATGTCGACAAGATTGTGGCTCGCGAAAGCTAACCACATCTATCTTGAACCCAAACGGGGTTCAGTGTCTTGGGAAGTACTGCTAATCCTCCATCTTAACCTCTAATTGGAGCTTTCGATGAAAAAGGAGCAGTATGGCTTATTGTGTGTGGTAGCGGGTATCCATATGGATATTTGCCGCTACCAACCCACTTTCGCCAAGTGCCTTGAGCTGACTTACAACCAGCTTGAGGTTATTATCGAAAGCCGTGGGTGTAACATCTTTTTCTTAGATCTTCCAGAATTTGGCAAGATCTTTGATAAGGGGTTGTCCGACGGCTACCTCCAACCTGAAGTTTCTTACAGATGGTTGGGTAGGTTATCCTCTGGCCGAGTCCGACTTTGGTCTGACTTGTTCCATGAGGTTTTCGATGATAACGGGGACCTTATCTCCGATGCAGACCCTAATTTGGTGTTCTTTCTCAGACATCTCTTTGCTTTTGCAAAGAAGGTCAAGAAGGAGTGTAGCAATGAAGCTACATCTGCAACGCTTGAGGAGTTTGTTGACATCGAGAATAGGTTTCAACATCATTACGATTTTAATCGTGATGGTGAGTGTCTGGATAGTTTTCCAGACCCCGAAACTGATATCTCTGCAACAGACTTCCTCTCCCCCAAAGGTGGTATCTTCACACCACCAGAAGGGGAGCCTGAACATGCGAGCTTTAGATCTCGCCGCGAGATGCTGCATACTTTTCAAAAAGTGTGTGACAGATTCTCGGCGGATTTGGGCCCGATCAAGTTCGGAGAGATAAGGCCAAGACACGGAACCGGCGCTGTGGCCGATCAGGCTTTTGGAAATGACAAGTATCATTTCCCTACCTGGCCGGACAAGCTATCAAATATTTTCCCAGCTGACCAGTTTGCTTTCGCAAACTGGAATACTGTGGAAGATATTGGACTCGAGAATATCGAGGTCCCAGCCAAGTTAATGGCTGTGCCAAAGACCCTAAAAGGTCCAAGGCTGATAGCTGCTGAACCGGTTTGCAACCAGTATATCCAGCAAGGTCTACTCCGAGAGCTGCGTAAGAAACAGCCCCGGTGGTCAAAGAAGTCTATAAACTTCATTGATCAAAGACCGAGCCAGGAGCTAGCCCGTGAGGGCTCTGTTACAGGTGAGTATGCCACCGTTGATTTGAAATCAGCGAGTGACTATCTCTCCTGTGCTCTGGTTGCCCGAGTCCTGAGACGAAACCCTGATCTATGGCACGCACTTCTTGCGTGTAGATCAGAATTCGTCGTTCTTCCTGGGGGAAGTCTGCTGAGAATGCAGAAATTCTCCCATCAGGGCTCGGCTGTTACCTTTCCTATACAGTCCTTTTGCTACTATCTCATTGCTCTCGCAGTGGGACATGTAGTAGAAGGGAGGAGAATAAGCCGAAAGAGCTTAACCTCCTTATCAGGAAAGATCCGTGTCTTTGGGGACGATATTATTGTCCCGACGACTTGGG